AGGGACATAGAAAAAGAAGTTGGCCCGATTAAATATGTTGCCCAGTTGCTCTATGGTAACAGCGGTGCTGGTGCGGTAGATAATGCCGTCACACTTCTTATTTTATTACTGGTGTTTGTATTTGACCCATTGGCGATTGTGTTAGTACTTGCCGCCAACCTTAGTTGGAAGGAAAAGCAAGGAGAACTCATAACACCAATGACAGTTGATGAAACAGTAGTCGAAGAGCAAATTATACCAGATGAAGAACCAGCTGGAATGCCTACCGATGAATTACCAGAGATGGATGATTGGGTTAGGGATAAGTATGGTACTAGTTCTGGAATGGACAACCTTTCTGATAACGATAAAAAGAAGTTGGAATGGTTGATTGATAAGAAACGCAATAACACGGAGTAAAGTGAAAAATATAATGATGGTTGCATTGGCGATGTTAAGTCTCGGCGCCTATGCAGAAATAGAAGAGATTACAGTGGTAGGTGCCAAAATATATAATGGATACGCTGACCCAGTATACGACAATAACCTTTTAGAAAGTATAGATTACACAAAAAGATATGTCGCTGGTGGACTAGGTGGATTTCATGGTTTACAATTAGGTGGCACTGATACAAAGCATACCGCAGTATACAAAAATGGTATGCCTGTCAATGACCCCAGTTCTGGGTGGTACGATTTTGGTACAGACTTAGTAACACATCAAAACATAAAAGTTGTAACTGGCCCTAACAGTGTCAAATTTGGTAGTGGTTCTATGGCTGGCGTAGTCTTAATTGAGGATAACTTTGAAAGAAATCTTACAGTTGAGGGTGCGAAAGACCAAAGGTCAATAGTTGCTAGTTATGAGTGGTATCCATCAACTCAAGAAGTTGGAGTACAAGTTGCTCACTACAAGGGTTCTAATGGTTCAGTCATGACTGATAACACCGAAGAAGATTGGTATGAAAATACGACAGTCAAATTTGGATATGGAAATGAGGATGTAAGGGTAAACCTTGAACATGTAAACTATTGGTATGATTATGATGCATGTTGGATGATGATGCCACCTAGTGAGTGGGAAGAGTGGGATTATTGTAATACGCGAGGAGAGAAAAATACCGCTACTTTAAGAACACAATATCTTACACTAGGGTATACAGAGAATGAGGTGTATCATAATACTGGATATGAAATACAATCCAATAGAACTTATGGTGATTTCACTGTATATAAAGATTATGGTCATGAGGTAGGAGTCACATGGGATAACGAACAGTATGAGAATAAAATTAGGAATTCTTATTCTGCTTATTACCGATGGTCAAATGACTTCATTGGGATTGGATATAAGTTTCTTGAGGGAACTGGCGCATCTGCTGAACAACATATTGTTAGAATTGGTATGGAGTGGGAAGACGCGAGATTTTCAATCGCAAATAGTTACAGACTGCCCACTTTATATGAGCAGAGAGGTGATGGATGGGTGATATCAAATCCATCTCTACAACCAGAAGAGGGTGTCGGCACAGAATTTGGATACAAGGATGTGTCCATTTACTACTATGAATTTGAGGAAGGTATCGATTTTGACTATAATAGGTATCAATATGTGAATTCTGGTGCATATTCATCACACGGAATTAGATATCAAGACCAATTTCTGCTTGACAATGGGTCTGTTTTCGTGTATACTGAGTACATAGAAACAGATAAGATTAGAGTACCTAAATACAAAACTAAAGTAAGTTACTGGACATCTGGTTCATTTGCTGGTATCCAATGGGATACCGCTTTAGAGTATCTAGGTGAATTTGAGAAAGGGTTTGATTTTGATGGACGAGTTATTGATGATGTTAGCACTGTCAATTTTAAGTTTGGTGTTTATCTTGAACCATCTCTCTACATTATGATATCCATAGATGATTTGATGGATAACCAATTTGAGGTGTTACCAGATTATGCTGCTGCCGGAAGAACAGTACGAATCAGTTTCGACAAAATACTATTTTGAGGAGAGTAAATCCATGCCCAAATTGTTTGCCAATGGGTGTTCAATTACAATAGGTGCCGAGTTAGGCGAGTACACCCAGACATGGGATGATGGTAGAGAATATCAAGATGTTGATATAGAATACCGCACCGCTAACAGGTGGTCTACTAAACTAGCAGAAAAACTAGATATGGAACCAGTGAACATAGCGAGGGGTGGAGGTTCAAATTGGAGAACATGGAGAACCACGCAAGATTTTGTTGTAGACAATCAAATACACTGTGCTGTTATACAAATGACAGAACCATCAAGATTTCAGATTCCTATCAGTTACGATTTTATATCTAAATGGCAAGAGACAGATAATGTAAACTTTTTCAATTGGGCATATGGTGGGATATATTCACCAGAAAAAGATTTAGGTGGTGGGTACGAAGAATTTTCACATTGGAATACAGGCGAGATGAATAATCTGTTTAGTTTCCAGAATCATGTGGGCAATCAGACTACGGAGAGAACGCAGAAGGGAACTCACTATGAAAATATGAGAGATGAACTTGCTGGGTATTGGTTGTTCAATACGCAGATACAGAATTATTTTGATTATCTAAGACATGTATTATACTTACACAATGTATTTCAATGTCATGGTGTACCGCATCTTATCATAGACGCATTAGAAGGTTGGACTATGTGTCAATTCTTAAAAAAGGAATTAGAGACAATTGCCCATACTCAAGAGGATAAGTTATTCCTAATGTTAGAAAGCAATCCAAAGATGTTTGGTATGGTAATTTCGGACTTTCACGAATTAGACAGGAAGGTTTTGAGTACATGGTTTGAGTATATTAGAAAGTCCCAGATGAGTAAAAGATTTAACAAATTATTCAAGACAGTGGCAACATTAAATAATTTTGATGGTCACTCATATAGAAAGTATTTTAGTAAAATTACTATGGAATGCCCACGCGAAGGCATGAATGATATGTACATAGGGTCAATGCCGAATGGTCACCCCGATGAGGCAGCTCATTTGCAATTCGCGGAAAGAATGTTCAGTGAAATCAAAAGGAGAAATATATTATGAACGCAGTGAAATATAGTAGGTCACAAATCAGTGACATTTTGGTAGAACACCAAGCAACTATTGGTTATACCAAGAAGGATGGCACTTCAAGAGATGTACACGCTACATTGATGCCTAGTATCATTCCAGAGGTAAAAAATCCTGCCCCAGTGAAGGAAACTCACTTGACAGTATTTGATACCGAAAAACAGCAGTGGAGAACTCTGCTCATGGCTGGTATTACAAATATATCTTCAGTTAAGTAAAAAAACGCTTGACACTTGGACTAGACTTGTGTTATCATATATAGCTATGATACACAAGGAGTCCAATAATGGCAAAAAGAATAACTAAGGACGATTTTCGTCCAGACAAACCGAAGCGTAGGCGTAGAAAACCTATGACTGAGGAACAGAAAGCTGCCGCTGTCGAAAGATTAGCGAAAGCGCGTGAGGCGAGGTTGAAAAAGAACCCGCCTAAATTGAAGCATGTACATCCAGATGTATTAGCGAAACCCGATGACGATTGGTTATCATATAACAAGGTCAAGGGTTGGATTAAATACAACAAAGAGATGATACCGTCCATCAAACAAGAGATAAGGGCGAATCAAAAGGGTGCGATTGCTAGACTTGAATCAGTCAAAGGTTACATTAGACAAATGGAAACTTATCTGAAACATAATGTATGGTTATCTAATTTCGCAGGCGAAGACCAAAATAAAAAGGTAGTCTGGGAATGTGTTGTTCCAGCATACGACAAAGAAGGCAATATCAAGCGCCAGAAGGGGGTCTATTACAGAGACCTTGGGTTTGTATGGGGGGAGCAAGACGATGATATTGATTGATTATAATCAAATTAGTATCGGCAATCTCATGGCGGAACTCAATGGTTCTAAAGATGGCGATATTAATATAGATTTGGTTCGCCATATGATACTCAATACTTTGCGAAGTTATAAAACAAAGTATGGTGAGGAGTATGGTGACTTGGTTATTGCTTGTGACAACAGACGATATTGGAGAAGACAAGTATTTCCCCAATACAAGGCAAGTAGAAAGAAAACACGCGAAGATAGTGGATATGATTGGACATCTATCTTTGAGGGTCTTTCGCTAGTCAGACAAGAATTACAACAGCACATGCCGTATCCAGTTATTGATGTGGATGGTGCTGAGGCAGATGATGTAATTGGTACACTGGCAGAGTGGAGCCAGTCAAATGATTTGGTACAGGATGGTTTATTTGAATCGCCTAGACCATTTCTTATTGTATCTGGTGACCACGATTTCCAACAGTTACAGAAATGGGATAATGTTGTTCAATTCTCACCAATGAAAAAACGGTTCATCAAGATTAAAGAACCCGCTGAACATATACTGAGGGAACATATTATTAGAGGTGATAAAGGCGATGGAGTGCCTAACATTCACAGTGATGACGATTCATTCGTTGAGGGTAGGAGACAAAGACCTATCAGAAAAACACTGGTTGCTGAGTGGAAAACACAGAAACCAGAGGAATGGGTAACAGGTGAAATGGCTGCTGGTTATATACGAAATAAAACTATGGTTGATTTATCGCAGACACCAGCAGAAATCAAGGAACAGATTGTTTTCCAGTACACTCAACAGCTCAATAAGTCGGCTGAGGACATGTATAAATACTTTACGAACTTTGGTCTTGACAGACTTATTGAAGTAATTGATGAATTTTAATGAGGTAAAATATGAGAAAATTTAGACAAATGAATGAAGGTTTCGACTATGTATTTGAAGGCGAAACCGTAGACGAGCAAGTCACTCGTTTAAAAGAATGGGGACAAACCAACCAATGCCTAGTTCCAGTAGTGCGAATTGGTGTAGGTGCGGAGAAACCAGATTGGGGATTACCAGAAGGAATGCCCGAAACTACTAAAATTGAAGAGGATACGCCAGATGGATTAGGTGCAACATCTATCCAAATGGAATGGCGTAGAATCAAACAATTTACAGACCCAAATTCTAATATGAAGAATCTACCAACTTGGAAACAAGAAATGAATTGGTTACAGATTCTTGAGGGCGTACATCCAGAAGAGGCAAAGATATTAACATCTGTAAAAGATGGTGCTTTACTTGGACTATACCCGAAGTTAGAAAAACTCATGGCACCCTTGGGAATTACCGAGTATAACAAACCCAAGAAAACTAGAAAAACCAGAAAGAAAAAGGAAGTATAATGGCAGATTTGACCAAACAATTAACCCATACTTTGAGAATCTATTTCGATAGTCAGATAAACAAGCACAAAATAAATGTACAAGTTTTGATGCAAAAAGGCGTGGGAGTTGCAGAACATCCAGATATAATGCAAACGATTGAGGACGAACTTGGCAAGATTGCTGAATTCAAGGATAAACTAGAGGCACTAGATACACTTGATATCGCAGATGAAAATCAGTTGAGTTTTTTAAGGGAAGATGGAACGAGCCAGTAGATTCTTTTTGTTCAAATGTGGTGGTTGGAAGAACGAATTTTGGATTGTAGATGAACATAGTCTACAAGAGGTTCCAAAACCACGCGAGATGATAATCAAATTCTCTACCGTTGAAAAGGTCAGAGAATATGTTATTACACAAAACCCCCAAGACCTACCAATAGTCGATAGGTGCAGAGACCGTACCGCTTGGCACACGCCAGAAGGTCGAGAACGCATAAAACAGGCTAAACTAGGTCAAAGTAACCCCAATTCTACAGGATTGTCAGAGGCGCATAAGGCGAAGATATCGCAGACTATGACAGGTACTAGACAGGGTGAATTCAA